AAAGAGATGTTAATTTTGCAGCCGTTTCAGCAAATGGAAAGAATCGTAACTTCTACACCAACACAGAACCAGACCACCCAGTTACTGGAGACTTATGGTTTAAGAAGATTGGTGATATTGAGTACATTTACGTATTTGAAAAAGGTGCTTGGAAAGAATTAGTTTCAAGCAAAACTGCAGAAGCCATTGATAAAAAGGTTGATGATGCTTTTGAAAATTCTATGAAATACATAGATGATATGTTGAAAACAACACAAGAAAATACTGATAAAGCAATCAAGGTTGTTGAAGAAGGGCTTGCTGGTGTGCAACCAAAGATTGATGAAGCAAAGAATGATGTGCTAACAGATGTGAATGAATCTATTGGTAAGGTTGATGTCAAAGTAGATAGCATTACAAATGTGATTAATAATCCTGAAACAGGGTTAACTTCTACAAGAGTTCAACTAGATGAGGCTATTCAACAAGAAATCAGAGACCGTAAATCAGGTGATTCTAATACGTTGACCCAAGCTAAGGATTTTACAACAAGTCAAATCAGCTCATCAGAAACAGGTATGAAGTCAGCAATCTCACAAACCAGTGATTCTATCATGGCTTCTGTGAATGCTATGAATTACATTCTTGATTCAAGTTTAACTGGAAAGTTAACAATGTGGTCTAACCGTTCGCATGGTGGAAACGTTGTCCGTGAATCATTGTGGGATTACACAGCTCAAACGTCAGACCAAGGTGTTCCTTCTTTGATGTATAACCAGACAGGAACAAACGGTAAGTATAGCTGGAAAAGTGCAACAGACATTCCAGTATCTACTATTACTGGTAAAACGGTTTACACCAGTGTTGATGTTCTAGCCAAAAGCATGGGTGGAACAGGGACTGATTACTTTATCATCTACGTTGGTCAGCTTAAAGCAGACCTTTCACCAAATGTTCCAATTCAACCTATTATTCCAACCATGGGTGGTCAAAATAACTCACACATTAATGGTGAGTGGACCAATTACCGCAACACAGTAGAGATTGCAGACGGTACTGAATATCTAAGATTTACAGTTCAAATGCGTGGAGACGGGGAACTATATGTTGCAAGACCTTATATGGGAACTGTGAAGTTACCAGACGGTGGATATATTGCTGGTCCAGTTACCAACAATGCAACAATCTTGAAAATGTACTATGATAATTTCGCATTTGGAATTAATGATAATACAGGAGCTATTATTTCAGGAATCAATGGAGATACAAGTGGTCTTACGCTTTCAGGTAAAAAGGTTGTTATTGATGCAGATACAACTGTAACCAATGACTTCTATGCCAAGGGTGGTAACTTCAAGAACTTGAATGCTTCTAACATGACGGCAGGAACATTGAATGCTGCCAATGTTAATCTAATCAACGTGAATGCCAAAAGCATTACAACAGGAAATCTTCACGGTCCAAACTTAGATATCAACCTAAACAATGGTCAAGTTGTCTTTCAAAAGGGACGTTTATACTCAACTACTGGGTCAATTGATATGAACATTGACCAAGGTTATCTAGCAGTGGGTGATACTAAGAAAAGCAACCATGTTCTAATAAAAGACGGGGAAATTGCTTTCACGCAATATAGTATTTTTGACCCTAGAACATCTCCGTACTTGAGAATTACAAATGAAATTGTAAATGGAATGAAGTTTGCAAGCTCAACTATTCAAGCCCGTGATGGACTAGAGCTAAATATTACGGGGAATGGGTCTAATCCTGTTCCAAGTCTAGGGTTACAGACATTAGCAGGTATTAAGTTTGGTAAAGATAACTCAGGAAAATTAGAACCTACAGTAGTAGGCGGAGCTAATGTTGGTGCGATTATTTCAGGTGGTACGTTAACCACAGGATACTCACAAGCAAGCCCATTTATCCGTGTTGGTTCATCATCAGATGGACATCACACAGGAAATACTATTGTGGTCCAAGCGGAATATTTTACCTCTAAACCTACCTACGCAAAGACATCATCACGTGGTGCCAATGTGTATGTTGACGGAGACGGTAGTTTAGTTCGCTCAACTTCCGCACGAAAGTATAAAACAAACATTAAACATGATGTTTCTCTTATTGATTCAGAGAAATTATTGGATATTCCATTGTCAACATGGGACGACAAGGCAGAGTTGAAGCGCACAGGAAAGTCAGAACGATACTTTGGAATGATTGCTGAAGATTTAGCTGATGCTGGGCTAGATTACTTAGTTATACATGATGAAGAGGGGCAAATTGAAGGTATTGAGTATGCCCGTGTAGCGTTGCTACTAATACCTTTGGTTAAGCAAATGCAAGAAGAAATTAATGAATTAAAGAAAGCACAGGAAACAGACTAATGAATGAAAAGATTATTCAAGAACTAGCGCTTAAAATTGCTCAACTAGAATTAACCAACACACAATTGGTTATTCAAAACAGAGAATTGCAAGCTCAATTACAAGAAAACGAGGTAGGAACAGATGCTTAATATGAAGCGCACAACCACATTAGAGGGTACGTCATTTACTGAAAATGAAGAACAAGTTGCTAACTTCTATGCCACGATTTCAAAGACTGATACATTCATTAACATGAATACTCTAAACCAAGAAGTTTATAACCAAAACAGAGCTCAAGTACGCAAGGACAAGGCAGAATTTGATAAGACTGTGTATGAACTGGAAGATGATATCAGAGGTGTCTAATGAGCCTAATTTTAAGCGTGCATGACCTATATTTGATTGGGTTCTTAGTTATGTTTGCTGTTTTTGTTGATATCGTTGTAGGTAATTTAAGAGCTAGTTATGAAGGGGTTCATAACTCTGATTCAGGTGGTAAGGGACTTGTTAAGAAGGGAATTATTTTAACAGTTACGTTAGCTATGATGCTCTTATTGTATGGTGTGACTACGTTTGCAGAAGCTACAGTTATAATTACAGCTGTAGTTACAACGTATGCACTTGTGTTATTTCCAATTGGTTATCACGAGATACAAAGTATTCTAGCAAGCGTTCAAATCATGTACCCAGATATCAATATCGCAGACGGTATTAATAACTTCTTCAATGTTGAATCAGAGAAAGCAAACAAGGCACGTAAACTAAGTGAACTCAAATCGAAAATGAAGCAATAGGAGAACATTATGAATAAAAAACTTGGAACAGCATTGGCAATTGCCTTTGCTGTATTTGGTGTTGCCTTTAGTGATTCTGTTGAAGCAGATTCATATGGAACTGATGTATCTAGTCATCAAGGATTGATTAGATATAAAGCTAACGGATTTGATTTCGCATTGGTTAAGGCAACAGAAGGTGTTGGGTATGTTAATCCATACCTAAATACTCAAACTGTTCAAGCAGAAAAAGAAGGTATTTTGCAAGGTGCATACCATTACTACCGCACAGGAGCTAATGGAACACCAGAGCAACAAGCACGATTCTTTATCAACTCATTAGGGACTAAGTACGCTAATGACCCAAATACGGTGTTGATGTTGGACATTGAGAGTAATTTAGGAGTGGATAATAACCGATTTACTGGTTATGAACCAAAGCGATTCTTAGATGAAGTTTACCGCCTTACACATAAGCGAGCGTTGGTTTATATGAACCAAACGTATGCCAATGGTAATGGTGGTCAATTTGATTGGTCAGATATTAAAGACTACCCCTTAATGTTGGCTGTATTCCCAAGTATGAACAACACAGTGTTCTACAAGGAATGGACAGAACAACAAATGAATAAGGTACGTTGGTTTAAGAACATCCCAATCGTACAATATGGAGACGGAAATGGATTTGACCGTGATTACCTATATGGCTCAAAGAAACGCCTATTATCATTGCTTAACAAGGACGTGAAGGGTTCAGTGAAACCTAAGCCAAAGCCTGTTAAGCCACAAGTAAACCCAGCAACATATGCAACATTCAAAGACGTATACGTGTTAGATAAATGGATTTACTGGGGTGGTAAATGGTATGTTACCAACCGTGATTTTAGTATTCAACCTGAGGACTACAACAATTGGATTCCTGCAAGTGCAGTGACACTAACAGACCGATATGGGCGTAAGCTACGTAGTCAATGGGGACAAGGTAATAATGGTCGTATGGAGTTCATGACCATTTCAGACAAGCACAAAGTGCTTTCACGATATGGCAACGCTATTAAGCTACAAGTAGGTGCTGAACCTGTTTGGCTGCATGTAAAGTATGTAAATGTGAAGTAACAAAAAAAGACCTGATACGCATTAATTTGTGTATCAGGTCTTTTTTTATGTACAGCAAACTCACAGACAAAGGAGGTGATTTGCTAATTATATTTGCTTATACCTTGCGGGTAAGCGTTTTAACTGCTAAAATAAATTTATCAGTTAAATATCAATAAAGGCAAGTAGCAGGAATTGGCGTTCCTATTACAAGCTGTGTCGATGAATGAATAAGCATTCACGCACGTTTTACTTCTTGATTTGTATAACCATTATACCAAACAAGAAGATTAGAAAGCAACTTTTTCAGAGTAAAACAGGACTAGTTTTTAGTCATATTCTGGATTAAAGGGGAGTTCTGTACAACGTGTCAGGTGTAGACACGCAAGTACAGAACTCTTTTTTTGTACTCATTCATTGGCAACGGGTCAGACAACCGTTACCAGTTATCCTTAACAGGCGGAGAACACTAACTTCGATTATTCAAAACAGTGCCCAATAGGTGTGTATGCTTCATATTTGTTGGGGGTAAGGGGCGTGAAGCGGTCTTTGATACGTCCAATCTAGTATTAGAAAAAGCTAAGTGCAGTCATGCATATGCTGAAAACAGAAGTTACTTAACCAGTAAGAGACAGGGTGGCTAAAAGGCTCTCAGACACTCATACAGAGCGTTTGGAGCAGAGGTATTGAAAGGCGTTATCATGAATCGAAAGGTTCACACGTAGGAGTATCAGAGGCGTGAGATAGTGATTTAACAACAAGCATAGTGTCGATGGTCGTGGCTTCGTGAGAAGTGATTATCAAGAGCAGTTGTCCAACATTGTAGTTCATTTATTTGTTCTACAATTCCTTCACAGGGGACAACTGTATACTCAGGAGCATAGACTAGCGCTCAAAGTGATTGAATTTGGTTCGTGTGTCAATCTTTACCGTATATTATTTATGTAGGAGGATAATCTAAGTTAAGTAATTGGTTATGTATATTATTACTTGTAAGAGAAGGAAAGGAGGTTATCTGATATGTAATGCAGAGTTATTGTTGATGAGTTAAAGCGTAGGAAAGAGAGGTGAAAAGAGATGAATTTTAAATAGTATTGAATTTGTATTTTTAAAACATTTTAACTGTATTTGAATTATATTTATTTAAAGTCTGCACAATGCAAAACACCATCTGAAAAGGATGGTATAATATTATTATCAAGTTAATTAAGTAGTGTCTGCAATCAATTGAAAGGATGGTGATGCAAATGGTAGAGACACCAATGCAGGACTATACTAATGAAAGGGTTTTAGACAGTTAATGTCATTATTTGAATTAATAACACTTGGATTAGATTCTGGTATGTTTATCCTTGGGTTGTTGTCATACTTAAACAGCCGCAGTGGTAAATAATAAATAAAAACCGCCCAATTACTTTGTCGAGTAAGGCGGTTTTAAGGAAATATAAGAAAGCCACTATTTAGTTAGCTTGCTTAAAAGTCTATGTTAGAGCATAGGCTTTTTATTTTTGTAAGTATTTCAGAATATACTAGTGTTCAATAGTGTTCGCTAGTTATATCTACGAGTTCATACTAACACAACAATACATATGTATCAATGATAATTACTAGAAACCGCATTATATAGGCTTTTACACGTCATCAATTTAGTTGTAGTTATAACTTTAATTAAATTTGTAGTTGTAATTTTATTTTATCTGTTCTATAATAAGTTCATAGCCAAAGAGGGAGATATTGATATGTTGAAATTAAAGAGATTACAAGCAGGTTTGCACAATGTAGTGAATGAAGATGAGCAAGTTGTTGCTTCTCTGATTAAGACAGATGGAATTATTATTGTTGACCACATTAAGACAGCTCAAAATGATGATGACACTATCAATCCAACGGACCCAAATGGGAAAGACTTAAAGACATTCAAGCAAGGTTTGGAATGGGTCAACGAATATTTCAACAACTAACAAGAATTGGGAGAATTTAAAATGCTAGTATTAAACGAATCAAACACAAACGAAACTAACGTGGCAATGGTAATGGATAACTTGAATGAATACTTGATTGGGACAGACAAGCTTGCTGATAGGCTTGCAGTATTGTCAATGATGGGACGAGATGCAGATGGATTTGGTATCAAGAGTGTTCATTACATTGACCGTAATAAGATTGCTATGAACCTAGAATTTTTAGAAGCAACAGGTAGTGATTTGCAAGCAGTGCTAACAATTAACGATTTCTCAATTGATTTCTACTTGGAATACAAAGATGGAGATGAATACTCATTCACTTTGGTAAATGATAAGAATGAAAACACGTTTGAAGAGAAAGCAGTTAGCCACATTGTTACTACGTTAGCTCAACTAAACTAGTAATAAGTCCCATGGGTGAAAAGAGACAGAGCCCATTATTGAAATTAATTATAACTATAATTAAAACTGTAATTTTATTTACCGCTTGATTATCAATGGGTCATTACATACATAAATTTAAAGGAGCACTACTAATGAAACTTGCATTGTATATGAAGAGAGTTGTATCTGGTGTATCAGGATTAAGCTTAATACCCATGTTGGACTTAATGAACAACGCACCTGTTACACTTATGAGTTTACTGGGTAGATTGATTATCACTGTGCTTATGCTATATCTAATCACAGTTTCGATTGTTGGAACATGGCATGTTTTCACGCATAATAGAAATTTAGCTATAGTTATAACTAAATTTGCAACTAAAATTACAGTGATGGTATAATATGTTTATACCGACAACCTTGGAGGATATACAATGAAAATAATTACGTTTGCAGCCATAAAAGGCGGAGTAGGAAAGACAACATTAGCATTCAATTTTGGGGAATACCTAGCAAGTGAAGGAAAGAATGTACTGTTTATTGACTTGGACCACCAATCAAATCTTTCTCAAATCTATGATGTGTATGACACTGAAAATACTGTTGGGAACATTTTTAACAGTAAGGGAGATGTAACACTTCACGAGGTGGGAGAGAACATTAGTTTAATCTCAGGTGATTTACGATTAGATGAGATTGAGCGTGGTATCGAAAATAAGAGTAACAAGAACATGCTTTTGTACATGTGGTTGTCTGATAATTACGAACCACTGGACTTAGCACGTTTTGATTTCATCATCATTGATACACACCCAGATTTCTCAACTGCCACAAAGAATGCAATTATCGTTAGTGATTTGATTATCAGTCCACTAACACCCAGTGAACACGGTTATAATGCCAAGTTCAACCTACAAGAACGAATCAAGGAATTTAAGCAAGAAGCGATTGATTACACATCAAGGCAATCATTTGTAACTGCTAAGCTATTCTTTATTGGAAACATGATTAAACACAACACTAAGAGTTCACGTGAATTATTAGAAGTGCTTGAAAAAGATAGTATGGTAATCGCAAACATTCCAGAAAAAGAATTGTTCAACCGTTCAACATTGGACAAGAAGTCATTAGCTAAGATGACCAAAGATAAAAAGGTTTATAACGCAAATCAAGAGTTCTTTGATAACATGGGCAACATATTTAAGACTATTTCAGAGAACGCATAATTTAAGAAGATTAACTAAGGAGATACAAAAATGGCATTTGACCCAAACAACACAAAAGTTCAAGAAGCTTTACAATCACAAACAGACCGCACTTCACACAAGACATGGGAGGACTATGAAGAAGCCATTAAATATGAAAGTGAGTTGCCTAGTGAAAAAGGGCAAAAAATCATGAGTATGGCAGTTGAACCGTCAATGAAAGAGGCACTACAAACTGCAGGGTCTATTTTTGGACGTAAAAATGGTGGGACTAAGACACTTGTGCGTGTAGCTTTGTCTGAATTTTTAAAAAATAACCCAGCACTATTTGACCCAAACAACAAGAAACCAGAAAATCAAAAAGATATCACACTAAATCTCAAGTGAGTGGAAAAAGCAATCTCATTTTCTAGAAAAGATATAATTAGCTTATGGCTTAATCAAATAGCCAAATAAATTAAACAGGAGACAGTTAAAATGTCAGATAATATGAGTATTACCGTAAGCTATAAAATGGGTGGAGACGCTTTTGCTAGTGCAATCTACAATGGAAAAGAATATGAGTTTGATATCTATGAAGATGATTATGGTAGCGTGGGAGACCGCTACATTGAAATCACTAATGAAGATGATGGTGTAGTTATCGCTACCATTCAAGATGCATATAACATTCACGCAGTAGACATGCATAGCCTAGAAGAAGCAGAAGCTATTAAGCGTATGATTGAGAGCAAAATCAAGGAATACTTGAGCTCAGAGATGTAGTGGTATACTTTGTGAAATTTTCACGACACATCACATTGTGAAGTTCTCTAGTCGTAGTTACAAAAGTTTGTGAAATGACCATTCTTCACAATCACACGGAATCCGTTGGGAACAGGGCTACTTGTGGTAATAAACGTTATGTAAACAAATCATTGGTATAGGTAATATTTAAAAAAATTTTTTCATGATTACACCGCAACGTTAAACGTTTAAAACCCCAAATACTTACGAATAGTTAGTGGATATATTGTTTTTTAATTGGTATTATCAATTTGCTTTAAAATATTAATTTTTAAAGACATTTTATGTCCAGGGGGGGACTTAGTAAGATGAGTATTAAGAAATTAGCGTTTGTTTCAATGGCTGGTTTGATGTTAGGTGGTGTGCCATTTGTATCTGTTGCACAAGTTGCATCAGCTAATGAAGTGTCAGCGGTTAAAAGTGATGCAGTTACACCTGTATCAGATTCTTTAGTTTCACGTATTGATGATTATGTTGTAGTAAAGGGTAATCAATATGTACTAGAACTATCTGACAAGGCTAAGACGTTGTTCACGTCAGAAGAAATTGCATCTGTACAAAGCAACCTTTCTAAGGCTAATGCAAATGTTAAAAACAATGCATTAGAGATTGATGCGGAAACTAAGACAACAGAATCTGCGCCACAAATTATGACGTATGCGAGGTACAATAAGCACGCTACATTTAAAAATTTCTGGTGGGGTACACGTTACTACTTTACAAGTAATGCTGCCGTAAATGAATTTTGCTGGCAGCTAAATAATGTAGCTATTGGTGCTGGTGCTGCGGGAATGCTTGGTGGCGCAATTGGTGCTGGTATTGGTACTGTTGTTGGTAGTTACTTTGCTAAAATGTCAAACGACTTGAACTACTATAACCAAATGCACTCACACAATCAAATTTATATGGATGTAAATTTTGCACTCATCTATTCATGTCACATACTACGATAGGAGGATAATATATGATAGTCGTATATGTGTCACTGATATTTATTTTGGCTATACTGTTATCTAAAATTGATAACCCCGTTTTAAATAAGATACGTAAGTATCGAGGTCCAATGGAGATATTAGTTGGTATTATTGCAGTGATATATCTCGTTTATCGAGGTGTTGGTGGGGTACTTTTGATTGTTCCTATCATATTTAGCCTTGGGGGGCTCATTCAATGGGTGCTTGATGCTAAGAAACAAGCATCAAACAATAAAAATTTTAAACACAATGCGTAAACAATAGAAAAGACCTGATGCAAGGATTATTTGCATTAGGTCTTTTGTTATTTTTTATTATTCATCTGCGGCTTTACCTTGGTTAACAATTTTATCTGCCAATACACTAGGAATTGTAATTTCTTGTCCTAAAGCACCCTCATATGTGTACATATCATTACTTGTACCGTAGAACGTAATTAAATCGTTTTCTAAAATACGTCCCTTATCTAAATCTGAATTGTCAATTTCTACCAATACAACGTCATCATAGTTACTGTTAATTGCAACACGTAGTTGTGTAACATCAGAGTTATTCATTACTTGAAGAACTTTACCTGCCATTGTCAATTTTTTGTCTACGTAATCTTCAGGTGTACGAGCAAGTGAATCATAAGTGATGTCTGTACGGTATGAACCAGCATTGAAAGATTCTTCTTGGGGTTCTGATAAACTCTCACTTGATTCTTCTTCATCATCTTCTGATTCACTAGATTCTGATGAACTGCTATATTCTGATGAAGAAGATGAAGGAGCATTTAACGTAGCTTCACTCATAGCATTTCCTCCCATAATCATACCAATAAACGAAACTACAAAGACTATTAAAGTAATCAACCATATCTTCTTATTTCTTTTTGACAAGGCACCTTTTTTAAATATTTTCTTGTACAAGAAAAAGATACCATAACCAACTATTACCAAGAATGTAATAGTAACCACATAAGCCAATAACTCTGTTATAATTTTCATTATACATCTACTCCTAATGTTTTTTGTATACAGTTAAATATAACATAAAATTGAAATTGATGCTTATATTATGTTGATTTTATCTCATGATTTATTTAAAAAGTGCAACAACTTATGAATATTCACAGACGTATTTACACTCAGGTGTAGTTGTATTGGGGGATAAAATGCCTATTGCATGGTCACACAATAATTTAATAACACAAGCCCTTGGACTGCCATTTAATTGGTTAGTCTGAGGGCTTTTTGTGTCTAAGGAGCATTGCGTTCTGCACTTCTGCAGAATGTGTGCGCAAAATAATCAATTAATTCACACAATGAGCAACATTTTCAAAAGGAAATCAACTATATAAATGTAGGAAGTAACAGGGTGCTCATATTCCGAGCCCCGTTGATACACCAACAATCCCACTAAGGTGCTTACTAAGCACCTCGGGTCAATCACGATAATTATTTCGCATATGGGCAACATTAATAAATAGTTATCAACTATAAGAAAGGTAAGGGAGGTTACAGATAATCAGGGGTGTAAGCATTGTTTACTACCTTGAATCTACTTGAAAGAAAATGGAATCGCTATATAAGGTTATAAATAATTAGGGGTGTAGCAAAAACGAATTGCTATATACATAACGAAAGTCCTTTTTGCTACACCTAGAACTTAATTAACATATACCATCGCGGAGCCTTGCGAAGCAAGCACTGTTGAGCGAAGCGAGACAGTAGGGTTTTAGATGAGCAATAGCGAAGAGGAGGGTTAGCACACTGAGCGAAGCGAAGGCATACCAAGCGAAGCGAAGGTATATGTGCGTAAGGGCGAAGCCCTTATTATGAGCGAAGCGAATAAGCGTAAGCAAACATTATTAAGAAGCTGTTAAGAACACACTTAATGTAAAAAATTGACGACACTATGAGCAATTTTATGCATAATATAAGCGACTAAATCAAGGTACAAGTTATCAAAGAAAATAATTATTTTTCAATATAGGCGACATTTTTAGATTGGAAAACACTATATGTTAAGAGCGAGTAGAGTTCAGTATTAATTCAAAGGAAAAAGGAGAAACACAATGACAAGATTAAAAATGGTAGCAGGCTCAGCTGGAAATGGGAAGTCAACTAAGTTGATTGAGCAAGCAATTAACGCAAGTCTGCAACGTAAGAGTGTATATATTATGACACCAACACATACAGCAAAGGATAATATCAAGAAAGGTTTGAATGAAAAGCTACAAGAAGAATATGGACATGTACCAAGTAATCAATTGCGTATCAAGATGATGCAGGAACTAGTGTACAAAGTACACGTTGGATTGAATAGTTACCGTGGAGAAGAAATTGTATTAATTGATGAAATGTCTATGGTAGATATGACAACATTCAAGGCATTGTTCTGGGATATGAAAAACTTGGATAACGCAGAAATTACGGCATATGGAGATATTAAACAATTACCAGCTGTGAGAGAGAACTCATTTGCAGAAGTATTGTTCAGAAACAACATTAGTGATTCATTCTGGGATTGGACTAAGCAAGCATATGATGAAGATATGGTTACTCTAATTGCACCAGAATCATGGGAACTAGAAGATAGAAATGTTGAATTAGAAATTTTGACACATAACTACCGTTTGAACAAATTGGGATTTGATAGTTATGACGAATCATACATTGATACATTGTTGGAAAACACAATTTATTATTCAAATGAGAGTGACTACGAAAAGATTATCGTACATGCTATCAATAATTATGTTCTAATCATTACACCAACACATGCACGTGGAGAAGAGGTTAATGATTATGTATATTCATACTTTGATGAAGAATCAGAAAGTGAATTATCACCATTTGAAGTATTCCCATTTGTTAAGTTAATTGGTGATACAAAGGTTTATCTAAACCCTAATCACCATGATTTAGCAGCGCTAAAGTCTGCATTTGATTTCGTGTCAGAAGTACCCAAGGGATTTAAAATGTCTAAGGCAGAATACACTGCATACATTGTTGTTAACGTGGCACAAGGTGCAACTGTTGATAATGCTGTTTATTACATGGGTAACACACCGATTCCAGACGGCAAGGTACAATCATTCTACAACTACAACAGATTGTTTACAGCGATTACACGCTCACGTAACTTAACACAATTAGTTGGAGATAAGCGTGAGATCTCACGTCAATTGGATATCTTTCCAGAATCAGCACAACAACGATTAGAATACCGACACGCAAAGGAAACAGTAAGTTTATTGTTTGACCACCTTTATGCATTGAGTAATGCACTAACTAAAGAAGAAGTATACGAACTTTACATGAAGTTGTTTAATGAAGAATTGCCTAATGCTGAAACACGTAAGCAATTGGAAATGTTTGATGTTGTATCAACACCTTATACACCTGAACGCCTAGCGTTGGCATTTAAAGATTATGATGATAGCAAGGTGCTTAACGGTATGGTTGATTACAAGTCTCTTCTATATAAGAAACATGTATCAGAAGTTAATGGTTCAAACAAAAAAGGAAAGACTGGTGGAGGTAAAGTCCAAAAGTGGATTGATTCACTAGAGGATAAGACAGAAGTGCGTACAGATGTAGAAGAATTATCAGTTAGAAAGTTCAAAGCTAAGTATGGTATGGAAAAGAAAAACGTAACCAAGGCTTTGGGAATGTAAACAGAAAGGAATTAAATATGAATATTTTGGTTGTTTTATTTTGGTTGATATTTATTTTATTAACCATTACATTGATTACCAGTTTTCTTGAGTTAGTTAAGAACGTACTGGATTTATTTAATGATGTCATGTCAGCGATTATAAACAAAGTAAACAAGAAGAAATAGCAAGTAAATACAAAAGGGCATTGAGCTAAAACTCAATGTCTTTTTTGTTTGGATTTTTTTCAAATTCTTTTCTAAAACAACAACATTTATTGCTACTTGTTAACTATATATAAGGCAAGGGAGTCAGTTAAAAAGAAATGTCCAAAAGAATTTGAATATTTATCTAAAAACGGACAACAAAAATAATCAGTTAAGAACTATAAGAAGCATAAGGGCAGTGCAAGCCCAAATTAAATTAAAAAGGAGAAACAAAATGCACAAGAAAATCACAAACATTAACGGAAGAGAATTAAAGAATAAAATGATTGTCACATCATTGGGGGAAGTTGTTGTGAATGGAAAGGTTCAACACCAATCAATGAGAGGTGGTTACAAGACAGTAAACCTAACTTTTGTTGACGGTTACTCAAAAATTTACGTACACCAATTGGTTATGTACGTATTTCAAGATGTACTTACAACACGTGAAAATGGTTTGGTTATTCATCACATTGATGGGGACAAAACACACAACAACTTAGATAACTTGATGGTAGTAACACGAGGACAAAACGTTAAATACTACCAACACGTTGAAGCTCAAGAAAAGAATGAAACGCAATACAACATGAGTAACGTTGAAAAGAAAATTGTTCCTTTGAAGCGTAAGGGAGTTGAAGTTAAGGACTATGCAATTGATATCTGGGGAGAAGTTATGAAGTTCAATCACAAGAGAGATATGTGGGAAGTATTGCCTATGTATCAAGCAGGAAAGGTTCCAAGTAACGTAGTGGTTAATATTAATGGACGTGGAGTTTCATTGGGTCAATTGATGGCTGAGAACTTTTTCATTACAGAACCAGAACGTAAGTTCCGAGTACATCAACTAGATACAGGTGAGGGATTCCAAAATGACTTCTATGTATCTAACCTACGTATTGCCTATGTAGGAGCTTAGTTATAACTATAACTACAATTTGAATTTTAATTAAACAAAACAAAAACGGAGAACAAAGAAATGACAGAAGAACAAGCCATTGCGGTAATCACAACAGACAAGACATTTATTAAGACAGCAGGTGTCTTGGGGGTTAATCTACAAATTAAACAAGAAGATGCACAACACTTATTGCTAACAGATTTATGGGAACACCGTTACCACGGATTACAAAATATTGCTGAATCTGGATTAACTAGTAAGCAACAACGAGACATTATCTTTAGCCGTAAGGATATTGAAAGAGCAACATTCAAGCGAGAGAACGCAGACATGGCTATGTTTGTGAGTGACCACAATGATGATGATACGTCACTTATTGATAATTTGGCAGGGACACCTGTTGAAGGAACAAGTTATTCAGAAGAAGAGATTAAGCAAGTGTTAGTAAATGTTCCAAACATTTTTAGAAAAGCCAACCATGAATTTGTAACGCTACTATTAACAGAAGGTGAAGAAGCAACCAAGGAGATTTTAGGAATGACGACTAAGCAATTTAATAACAACATGAAGCAACTAGAACGTTCATTGTCAGAAGGGCATGAAGCACGTAAGAAGGCTGATAGAGTTTTGATTTCAGATGCAGAGCGTAAGTTACAAGAGAATAAAGAAATTGCAAACACGTTGATTGACTTGGTTGAGGCTGGTGATGAACATGCAGCTATTAAAGCTTTGCTAGAAGAGATTGAGGATAACCCATTCTTTGACCCAGCTTGGGATAAGACAAAGTACCCTGTAAGAATGATTAGAGAATGGAATCATTCTACTGAAGCAAAGATTGACGGATACAAATTTATGTTTGAAGTTAGTAAGCTTGCAGAAGATTAAGAGGTAAACAAAAAGAGCACAGCTGTTAGGCTGTACTCCTCGTTTGCTCAATTAAACTCTGTGCCACTTGTAAATATGCTGAAGCACATGTTAGAATGATATTAGAAATAAATATCTAAGTAGCAGAGAACTAGGCTACCAGAGAATAATCAAAGTGTTCGTTCTCATGACGTACTCCAATACATCATGTAGCAACACTGCGAGCCAAAAATTGGGACATGATAAAAGTCCTCGTTTCTTCTCACATCAGCTCCAACTGATGAATGAAATACTAGGCATTAGTTTTGCATAACACCTAAGCTTAGTATATCAGAATATTTTAAATTATTAAACAGAACCCTTGGTAATCCAACTAAGGGTTTTTTGTTACGCTCAATTAAATAATCAACGAACACTTAGGCATAGCTTAGGTGTTTTTTATTATCCAAAGATATAGAGAAAGGAAATATGAATATGAGAATGCACAGATGTAATTATTTGAATTGTCGGGTATTAGTTCCTAAAGACGATAAATTCTGTGAGACACATACGGCACAGAATAAAGCTGATAGAGATAAGACTATGATTGATTATAAGAATGGAATCAAAGGTAGTTTGAAAGAGAAACATGAGAATAGAAAAGCTCAGCGTAAGTACAATGAAGAAGTGAGAGACAAAGATTCAATGGCTTTTTATGCTGGATTACGTTGGAGAAAGACAGCTAACATGATTAGAGTGAGAGATAGTTATATCAGTGGAGTGTCTGGGACTATTCTTAATGATGGAGATATTCAAGTTGACCACATTGTTAAGCGTGAGTTGTTAGCTAAAGAAGATTGGTATGACACAGATAACTTGTGGTTGTTGAGTAGAAGAGAACATGCAGTGAAAACTGCTATTGAGATGAAGATGATAAGAGATGGTAGACGTGATGTGCTCATGAGTTTGAGCAGAGATTGGTGGGCTAAAGCATTGAGAGACAAGTTAAACGGCTAGATTTACTGCTTGAGCACGTATTATTAGTATAAAAGAGTTTTACTGCTAAGTTACGTATTATTAGTGTAACGAAGTTAACAGGTCACATAAGAATAAGTCATTGTATTCTTTACTTTCCGAAAAATTTTAGTGTTTCTTTTTTAAAACCCCGCCCCAAAAAGTTTTAAGAAAGTCTCAAACACAACAAGTTGTGCGCCTTTAAAAAAATAACGTTTTGAAAAAGATTTAGTTAGGGCTATCCCCCGTAACTCTAACAGCTTACAAACGTTTATATATCAAGGTTTATTCTCCTTTTCCTGATATAAAGAGGGTGTCGACTTTGACCTGAAAACTCACGCACGTCCTTTGACCTGTACCGCAAAACACTGTGGTATGGGTCTTTTTTGTATCTACATATAACCAAAAAACAGAAAGGTGTTGATAATAACATGAGACAAACAAAAATTGACAGCGAATCAAAACGCCCAGAACAAGCTAAAAGAGCAGAAACATTAAAGAATCAAGACACAACAAAACTACAAGAAACAGCACCAAGACACTTGGACCGTATATCATCACGACTATGGACACAATTAGTTCCAGTTCTAAATAAATCAGGATTGATTACAGAACAAGATAAGCCAGTAGTTGAGGCTTTTGTTATGGCTTACTCAATGATGAGACAAGCATGGGACAACGTTAAGGAAAACGGAACTACATATATCTCAGATAGTGGACGTATGTATAAAAACCCAAGTGTTGATATTTTGTCAGACCAACAAACAAAGTTACGTATGTTGGGTAATGAATTAGGATTAACACCACAATCACGAGCGAACATGATTGACCTTGCCTCAACAGACGATACGGAAGAATTTAAAGAGTTAATGAAACAATTTGGAGGCAATTAATGAATCTTGAAGAGCTAGATTTAAACCAATTCAATGATGTATTTGAAACCTACAAAGATGACCCAACAGTTAAATATGCAAAGTCTGTATTAACAGGACAAAAAATAGCAGGTGATTTAATTCAACGTGCTGCATTAAGGCAACTAAATGATTTACAAAGACAAGAGACTGATGACAACTTCCCGTATGAATATAACCCCAAGAGAACAGAAACAGTTATTAATTTCTCTGGTATGTTGCGTGATTTAGAATCACATGAATTGTTTGTGTTGAGTCCATATCAAGAATTTATTGTTGGAATGTTAGAAGGGTGGACAGACCCAAGAGTTGAAGGTGCAAAACGATTTGACCGAGCTTATATTTCCATGGCACGAGCTAATGGAAAAACTGCAATCATGGCTGTGTTAGCTTTATATAATTTTCTCTTTGGACAACCAGAAACAAATAGACAATTAGCAGTAGCATCTGCTGATACTGCTCACGCAGATGCACTCTACAAATACATGAGAAGTCAATGGAATACTTTAAAAGAGAATCAATTTCAGTCTATACAAAAGCGTTTAAAGGTTGAAGATAATAAGCTGGTTATGACTATTCCAAGCCAAGATACAACCATGAAGAAGTTATCTGCGCAATCAGCACCTTCTGATGGAATTGGTCACTTTGGTTACGCAATTGTTGATGAATACCACATTTTTAAAGAACGCTCATTCATTAATAGTATTACGTCTGGACAAGCATTTATGCCTTTCTCACAAATCATTTTCATTAGTACAGCAGGTGTGGATTTAAGAAGTCCAATGTATGCTGATTACAAACGATTTAAAGATATCTATGAGAAACAAGACTATAGCTCAGTTGAGAACTCTTTATTTTTATTTTGGCAACAAGATAGTGATGATGAAGTAAATGAACCTGAGACATGGATTAAATCAAATCCATTGTTCGAGCTAGAGGATAAGCGTGTACAAGCTACTCAAAAGCTTATTTCAGAACGTGATGAATTATCAGCAACAGGTAAGATATCTGATTTCATTACAAAGAACATGAATAGATTTGTTAATGCTAAAAATGATGCTTTCTTATCAGCAACAAGATTAGAAGATATTGTTATTCCAAATGAAGAGTTTGATATTCAAGGTAGAGATGTATTTATTGGCATGGACTTTTCTGCCACAAATGATGATAGTGCACTTGGTTTTGTATTTCCTTACATTGACAACGAGGGTAAACAAAAGTTTCATTTATATGGACATTACTTTATTCCTTGGGAACGTGCAGGTTCTGTGCAAGCCAAGATGAAACAAGACGGTATCAATTATGAGGACAGTGAAGCAAAAGGATATTCAACTATCTCAACAGATGAATTTGGACAAATTAACCAACGTCAAATCTTTGAATGGTTAACAGATTTCATTGAGACTAATCATTTACAAGTAAAAGCAATCACTTATGATGCTTGGAACAGTGCTAGTTTCATAGAACGATTAGATAATGCTTTTCCTGAATACTTAACACTACCTGTTAAACAAACAATTCCACAGTTATATCAACCTACGTCATTCCTAAGAAACGGAGTAATCCGTGGAGATATTACACGATTTGAAGATGAAGTAATGATGGTGGGGTTATCTAATGCTGTTACTGTTGGCAATTCTTCTGGTTATAAGATTGATAAGAATACACGCAATGCCAAGATTGACGTTGTAGATGCGATTGTTAACGCATTATATGAAGGCATGTATTATTTTGATGGATTTACTAATGTAGTAGAGCCAAAGAAGAAATCCATATTTGATGGTATGTCAGAAGAAGATATAAATGACTATTACTTAAAACTAACATTTTAAACATCTAGCCTTAATTGGTTGGGTGTTTTTTACTGCCTCCGCACGTATTGTTAGTGAAAACAAACGAGTAGTTTATGTGTAAATTACATGAACAGAAGATAAAAAGGGAGTACAAAACAATGAATAAAATCATGCTATATTTGCCACTAATCTTACTAATTATTGGTCACGTATTATTTGCAACAGCAATGTTTGTGTTCTTTGGTTGGGCATTTGGGTTGTTGGTATTAGGCGTTCAATTCATGGGATTTAGTTACTCAATTCAATCATCAAGGGAGGGTAATTAATGGGTGTATTCAATAACATTTTTAATCCGTCTGGTGAAGTTAGAGCTAGTCAAAATGTCTCAGGCGGAGTGGCACCGTTCATTATCAAAGGCAATTCAATGCAACCTGATAGCTTGGTAAACGCTGATGCTGCGTTACAAAACAGTGATTTATTTGCGGTTACTTCACTTATTAGTTCTGATATTGCAGGTGCTAAGTTCCAAGGTAATAGCGCATTTATTTCATTGTTAAATTCTCCAAGCAAAACTGTTTCTAGTTATAATCACTGGCAAACATATCTATTGAATGTTTTGCTGAATGGTAATGGAATCATGGTTATCAAACGTGGTGTAGACAACATACCAATTGAATTGGTAAACGTTCCTACTAAGTCAGTAACGATTAATTTAGATGAAGTAACTGGAGAAATCACGTATATCATTAACCAAGCATCAGGGTTGGTTAATGGGACGTATAAGGATAGTGATATTATCCACACACGTATTATGGCATATGGCTCTGGTCAATTAGATAACTTACTTGGGCATAGCCCATTGGAGAGTTTGAATACTGAACTACAACAACAGAGTGTTGGAAATAAATTGAGCTTAGCAACTCTTAAGAATGCTATTAATCCCGCAACGGTGTTGAAGTTACCAGAAGCTGGACTAATGACTGATGAAACAAAAGAACAAGTACGTGAATCATTTGAAGCAGCTAATTCTGGTGAAAACAGTGGACGTACCATTATCTTGGACGAAACAGCTAGTCTATCATCAATCAGTATTAATTCTGATGTGGCTAAGTTCTTAACCCAATTAGATTGGGGACGTACTCAAATCGCTAAAGCATTTGGTATTCCTGATAGCTACTTGAATGGCTCAGGAGACCAACAATCATCATTGAATATGATTACAGCGCTTTATGTGAATGGATTAAACAAATACATTGAGCCAATGTTATCAGAGATTAACATGAAGCTTGATGGAGGCATTCACTTAGATATGCAATCCATTACAGATTATGGGTCACAACAACTAACAAATAACCTAATCAACTTGGTTGATAAAGGTATTGTTGGTCCAGAAGAAGCACACAAAATTCTCTCTGAGAAGGGAGTGATTTAGTTATATGGAAACAGAATACAGAGCTGTACAAATTGATTCATCAGAATTAAGAAGTGCCAACTCAGAAGATAGTATTGGTCAGATTGCTGGTTATGCGATTGTTTGGGACACCCCGTCTACTAATTTGCCTTTTACAGAAATTGTTAGAAAGGGTGCTTTAGAAGGTGTTGATTTGTCAGAAACGATTGCGTTATATGACCATGAATTTGCTAATATTCTTGGTCGTGCTGATTCTGGGACTCTAGTGTTAAATGTAGATGAACATGGTTTACATTTCGTATTAGATATTCCCGATACAACACTGGGACATGATGTTTATACCAACATTAAGAATGGCAATCTACGTGGATTGTCATTTAGATTTACTATTGCAGATGGTGGTGAACGTTGGGAAAAGGTTAATGGTCAACCAACACGTATTATTAGCAAGATTGACACCATGCGAGAGATTAGTTTGGTATCAGTACCCGCATATGATGATACGTCAGTAGAAGTAACACGCTCTTTTGAAGAGTACGAAAAACAAACTGAATATAAGCAAAAGGTATTAAGCATTTTACCTACTTATGAATTTTAATAACGGAAGGACACACACATGGAACGACTAGATAAGTTGAATGAAGATTTGGACACAAAGAAGTCAGACTTGAACACTAAGATTGAAGAAGTACGTGCATTGGCAGAAGATGAAACTGCACCAATTGAAGATGTTAAGGCTGCAATGACTGAAATTGATGATATTAAGAAAGCTGTATCAGATATTGAAGCACAAATTGAAACATTAGAAGGTGCTCTTGAACTACAAGTTGAAGAAGTACCAGCTAAGGCAGAAGAAGTACAACCAGAAACAGAAGCACCTGTGGAAAAGACAGACGAAGAAGTTCGTGATGAATTTATCCCAGATGAACCTATTGACGAAGAATTACGCTCAGGAATGAAAGGAAACTCACAAAACATGGAAGCAACAATTGGAAAGCAAAACTCAGCATTCGTAGACTTTTTGAAGTACGGAGAAGTTCGTTCAGGATTGACAACAGTAGAAGGTTCTGTTGTCGTTCCAAAGGAAATCTTGGATATTCAAAAGACACCAACAGACCCAACACAACTATCAGCATACGTTAACCGTGTAGCTGTTACAAAGGGAACTGGGTCATTGCCAGTATTGGCTAAGAACACTGCACGTTTGGCATCAACTGCTGAACTAAAGGAAAACCCTGATATCGCTTCAATGGAATTGATTGATGTTGATTACAAGGCTTTGACATACCGTGGTGTAATGCCAGTATCAATGGAAATGTTGCAAGATGCCCCTGAAATCGAACCAGTTGTTGCTGAATACGTGGCAGAAGCTAAGAACTTGACTGAACAATACAAGATTGGTGAAGTTTTGCAAAAGGCTACTGCAGTTGCTGTATCAGACGTTGATGGAATTAAGGACGCATTTAACAAGGGACTAGTTAACTACAACCGTATGTTCGTTGTTTCAGAATCATTCTTTGCTGAAATTGACAAGATGAAGGATGCTAACGGACGTTACCTATTGCAAGATTCAATTGTTGCACCTTCTGGTAAGACATTGTTTGGAGCAGAAGTGATTGTTGTAGCTGATGATGTTCTTGGTAAGGACGGAGAAGCTAAGGCATTCGTTGGAGATGTTAAGGCATTTGTTCTTGAAGCATTGCGTTCAGACATTTCTGTTCAATGGCTAGATGATGACATCTTTGGTAAGAAGTTGGCTGTTGCATTGCGTGCAGACTGGAAGATGGCTGATAAAGATGCTGGTAAGTTCTTGACACTTGCAGCTGCATCTAAGTAAATTAAACAATAATTAAAACTATAACTACATTTGTAATTTTAATTAAATTAACGGCAGTTATGTATCTAACATAATCTGTGAGACCGCCTAAGAATGGACACAGTACAAGGGAAACCTTGGGCGGGCAATTTGATAACTGAAAGGAGGTCACGATGGAACTTATTACAGCGGAAGAGTTGGCTGATGAATTACACATTGACCAAACACCAACGGAATTGACGACACTAGGACATTTGATTAGAGATGCTAGTACCATTATTCGTGGCTCAATCAAGAACGGGTTAACTGAACAAGAAATTCTATCAGTGACCCCTGAAACATTTAATCGTTTAGTCAGTTCAGTTGCTTCAAGTCTTTATTATGATAGAGAATTATCAAACGGATTCTCACATGGTCAAATGCTTATCTTGCAACAAATTACAGGAAACATTAAAGGGGGTAAGTAATGGCATTTAAACCTGCTGATTTTAACCGTAAGGTTGATTTTGGAACAGTTAAATCTATTCAAAACCCTAACAATGGTTCTACCAAAAAGGAATTTGTTAAAGAGTTTAGTTTGTGGTTTGCACCAAAGACACGTACATTAAGCCAACAATACCAACTAAAAGGTACTGATTTGGATAATAGTAGATTGATTGTGGTGCGACACAATGAAGCATTAGAAGATATGAAATTAGCACGTATTGACGGTGATGTTTATGACATTGCTCAATATAGTCCAGATGAAAGCAATGCCATTATTACGTATGACTACGTTACTCTAAAACGGAGGGCATAGGAATGGCAGAGCTAACACTTGAAGATATCTTAGATGAAATCATTAAAGATGCAGAAGCAGTGTCAACGAAAATGACCGTTGAAGAAAAACAAAAGGTTACTAAAGCTGGGGCTGATGTATTTGCTAGAGAGCTAGAATCTCAATACAAAGCAAAGCATTATAGACACCGCAAGACAGGTCGTAGCCCACACTTAGCAGAAAGTGTTATCACACAAAATACTAACGTGGACGGCATGAAAAATGGTTATTCTACTGTTGGTTTACCAAAGGATAAAGCATACATTGCTAATTTCATTGAGAATGGCACAAAGACACCAATGTACTCCGCAAAGGGTCGTAAAGTTAAGCATGGCGGACAGATTGCCATTAACGCAGACCACACAATAGAGAAACTAAGAAACGATTCTGGAATGCAATCTAAAATGCTAGAAGCACAAGCATTGGAATATAAAAAAGTCATAGATAGGAGAAATCAATAATGATACCAGTGGAAGAAATCAAAAACGTGGTTCATTCAATCTTTCCTGATTGGCAAGTATATTACTATGCTATTCCAGCAGAGGTTATTGATGATAAAAACGTAACTCAAGTATTAATCACTGAAAGTGATTCAGCACCTACAACGTATGCTGATGAAATATTTCATGAAATTGCTTTGGGTTATGATTTACAAATTTTCTACGGACTTGAAGAGGGCAATCTTCTTGTTAATGAAGTGAAACTATATAAAGCCCTAGAAGAAAATTATTGGCGTATTACAAATAGCCAACCTCATTACTTGGACATCAGCCAAACTGATGAACAACAAATGATTAAAAACATTGAAATTAATAGAACATTCACACTTGATGAGATTACTAAATAAGTAACTCATCTTTTTATTTGAAAGGAATTTAACTAATGGCACAAGTTGGTTTAAAGAAAACATATTTGGCATTGATTGATGCAACAGGAAAGATTTTGAAGGGTGAAGATGGATTAACAACTGATGGGTTGTACCAATCAAACTTCAAGGATTTAGGTACACTATCAGCTAACATTACCAATATCTCAACAAATGGTACGCAAGTATTCGGAGACAATGGAATGGTAGACGTTACTAAGGCTAAGTCATTCCCACAAGTTGCAGGTGTATGGAACAACTTGCCATTTGATATTAAGGCAAAGTTGTTGGGTCGTGAATCTGATGGAAACGGTGGATATGTTCAATCATTGGACGTACCACGTGTTGCATTGATTGTAGAATCAGAAACATTGGACCGTAAGAACTCAATCTTCTACGCATTCTCAAATGGACAAATGACTGAAACAGCTGTTAACGCTCAATCAGACAACGCAAATGAATCACGAGCAACTGATGCTCTAACTTACCAATCATTCGGAGTAGATGAATGGAATGGTCAAGGAATGAAGATGTACTTCTCAGGTGATTCAAAGTTTGACAAGGCTAAGATGCTTGAAGAAGTTGCTGGTGGTTACATTGAAGATAAGCCTGTTGCACAAAAGGCTTCTTTGACAACAAAGTAATTCACCGTCATACAGTTAATGACACAAAACATAACTCAAATGGGGTGTGAAGCCCAATACGAACGGGGGTTCGCTTGATATTAATTCAGGTGAACTCCCGTTTTTTATTTATTAAAACATTCAACCTAGAAGGGAATACACAACTATGAAGATTTCATTTAAAGAACTACGTAAGACACCATTTGAGCTAAAGGCATCAGTTAAGAACTTGAAAAAGACTTACGCTATCCAATTGAAGTTGGCAACTATTGAGGACACTATGTCAGAAGATGCACCAATCGAATCAATGCAAGCTGTATTAGAAGCTTTGGAAAACGTTACTGGATATGTTGTTGATATGTTGAACTTGAAAGAAGCAGAAGTTTCAAAGCTAGAAGATATGACACAAGAAGAAGTAATGGCAATTGCACAACGTTTGAATATGCGCCTAATGGGAATGTCTGAAAAGGATATCGAAGAAGCTTTGTCAAATGATGATGAAGAGGGTTTAGCAGAATAAGTGCAGGTCAACGTGTGATTGATTACTCAAATCACATTTTGGATTTAGAACTGTTTGAGAAAGATGTCATGACTAACCTACATTGGAGCGTTGATGAGATTGAAGAAACAGAATATGAACCATTAATGAAGATAATGAATGCCAGTGAGGACAACCGTAAGTTCTCTGCTGAGGCAATGATGCAACAATGGCAATCATTAGCTGATTAAGAAAGGAGGAAAAACATGGCAAAAGAAAAAGTTGCGGGCTTAATGTCTACGGAGATTGGGCTTGATACAACAAAAGCTACTAATGGTCTGAAAGACCTAAAGTCTGCGGTACAAGACAGTACCAATGAATGGAAACAAATGGAAAGCCAGATGAAACAATCTGGTGATGCTGTTGGTGCTTCTGAGGCTAAGTATAAAGGGTTAACAGATTCTATTGATAAACAAGAAGATGTGTTGGCTAAGTTACGACAAGAGCAATCAGAAGTTAACCGTAGCACAGAAGCTGGGGAACAAACGTACCAAAAGTACGCTACACAAATTACGCAAGCTGAAAACAAGCTTACTACAATGACTGCACAGCAACAAAAAGCTAAGATTGCTTATGAGCAACAAGAAAGTGGTATTGCAGGTCTTAATAAAGAGATTCAAAACTCTATCAAAGAGACAGATGCTTATGTAGACCGACTAAGAGCAGAAGGTAAAGAAGAAGAAGCTAATGAAGCCCAAAAGAAAGGGTTATCACGTACTCTTGAGAAACAATCTCAGTTATATGAAGCTCAATCTAAGCAATTAGAAAAGATGACCAAGAGTGGTGATGCTTCTGCAGATTCAATCAGTAAGCAAAAAATTGCTTTAGATAGAACAGGTACGTCAATTGCTAAGGGTAAAAACGAGTTAGAAGAATTAGAAAATGCCCAAAATAAAGTTGGTAAGAATGATGGAGCTGATGCACAAACAGGTAAATTTGCTAAGTTAACAGGTACTGTTGGTAAGACTAAAGAGGGTATGGCTAAGGTTGCAGTTGGAGCCGCAGCTGCGTTGGCAGGTGTGTCTAAGTTGGTTAATGGTATTTATGACCAACAAACTCAAATCAACAACATGCAGGCTAAGACAACCAGCTCTTACAAGCAGTCTAAAGAATCAATTGCAGAAATCAACAAGCTATATGCTGAGGGTTATGGAGAATCAGTTGAAGATTTAACTGAAACATACACCAAACTAAAGCAAATGAATCCAAAAGCGGATTTATCAGAATTAGCAGAGCAAACTAAGTTAGTTGGTCAATACTCAAAAGCTTCTGGTGCAGATACAGAAGAAGTTATAAAGGGGGCTCAAAACGCTACCAAAGCTTGGAATATCAGTTATCAAGAATACTTTGACAACCTATTCACCTTGCAAAAGATAGGTGGGGACGTTGGTGGTAATCTTTCTGATGAAATGACGGAATACACGCAGATTTTGGGGCAAATGGGTCTATCAGCCAAGGATTCATTCTCAATGCTTGCCAATGGTATTCAAACTGGTGCATACAACACAGACAAATTATTGGATTTCACGAAAGAGTTCTCTAACAGTCTGATTGACGGTCGTATGGACAAGAACATCACAGAGTTCTCTAAGAAATCACAAGAAATGTTTAATGGCTTCAAAAAGGGTGATGTTTCAGGTGGTGAAATGTTCAAGCAAATCACCAAAGAACTCTCACAAATGACTGATAAGCAAAAAGAAGCTTCTTTAGCTTCTGATACTTGGTCAGCACTTGGTGAAGATAATGCCCTTGCTGTTATTGAATCACTTGGAAAACAAAACAAGGCTTTTGACAATGTTACGGGTACAGCTAAAAAGTCATCAGATTTATTGAAGGTATCTAACCCGTTTGATTTGATGAAACGTGGTGCGGAGGCTTCACTTTCTTCTGTTAGTCTTAACGCAACAGAAACTGTAAAGTTCCAAAAGGCACTTGAACCGTTACAAAAAGCCATCAAGAATTTTGTTGAAATGATAGTTCAAAACATGCCTGTAATTGTAAAGGTGGTGACACCTGTGATTGACCTTATTGCTAACAATGGTAAGTTGGTCCTTGGTATTTTGGGTGGTATTTTAGCCGTCAAATTTGGAAGTAAGGTTGTCAACGGTATTAAGGGTATGCACGGTGCGATTACTGGGCTATTACCAGCTGTAAAGAAAGCAAGTTCCATGGGTAAGACTGCGTTTAAGTGGTCAGCTAATCTAGCTACAAAAGCATTCAATACAGGAGTTAATGGAATGTCCCGATTAGCCCGTGTATCAGGAAATGCTATTAAAAAGTCATTGAAGTTCACAGTCAACATGGCAACAAAGGGTGCTGAAAAGGCTATGAAAGGACTTGTTAAAACTGCCTCAGTTACTGGTAAAGGTATCAAAGCAGCATTTACATTCTTGAAAGCTAACCCATTGGTATTGCTAGTTACAGCAATTGTTGCTGTTGTGGCTGCCTTTGTAGCTCTTTATAAGCACAACAAGAAGTTTAGAAAGTTTGTTGATGGCTTGATTAAGGGTGCTAAACAGTTCTTTGAAGGTATTACTAAGTGGTTTGGTGATACATGGAAGTCTCTTACCAAGGGATTCCAAAACTTCAGTAAATGGTTTAGTAAATCATGGGACGGTCTTACTGGATTCATTGGTAAGGCTTGGTCAAATGGTTGGAAGTTTGTAAGCAATGTATTTGATAAATACGTAGATATTTACAAGAGAATCCTAAAGACGTTCATTGATTTCTTTACAGGAAACTGGGGAAACCTAGGTAAGGATATCAAGAAGATTTGGGACGGAATGTGGAAATTCGTAGAATCAATTTTTGGAAGCAAAGCTAATGGTATCAAGAAAGGTATTGAAGGCTTTGGACGTGCAATCTGGAACACCTTTGATTCAATTAAGACTAACGTTACACGCTTTTGGCAAGGTATGTGGAACGGCTTAACTGGATTTGCTAAGGGTGGAATCAATGCTGTTATTGGTGTTGTTAACACTGGTATTGGTGGCATTAACGGAGTTATCCATACGTTTGGTGGTTCTGCTAATGCTATTGGTAAGATTCCTAAATTTGCCAATGGAACAAAGGGTGCGCCTAAGGGTTTGGCTTTGGTCAATGATGCTCAAGGTGAGAACTATCAAGAGGCAATCATTGATAACTCTGGTAAAGCTACAATGCTTGAAGGTCGTAACCGATTAGTTAATTTTGCAGGTGGTGAAACTGTTATCCCTGCACACGCATTACCTAAATTCGCAGGCGGAACATTTGGTTGGTTAGAATCTGCTATTGGTTGGGTTAAGGATAAGTGGGACGGTCTTACAGACATGATTGCACACCCTATCAAAGCCCTTGGTGGCATTATGTCTAAGGTTGTTAGTGGTATTAGCGGTAGTTCTCTAGTTACTAACATGGCACCAGCTTTAGCTAATGGCTTTGTCCAAGGTATTGCTAGTCCAATCACAAGTTTGTTTAAGGGATTGAAGAAGAAGCATGATGAAGAAGGTGCGCAAGCACCTGCTGGGTCAGGTGTAGAACGTTGGAGAGCACAAGCAACAAAGGCTCTTGAAATGAACGGACTTTCAACAAGTAGTTACATGGTAAACAAGGTCCTTCGTCAAATCGCTTCTGAATCAGGTGGAAATGAAAAGGCTGTTCAAGGTGGATATACAGATATCAACACGATTACTGGAGACCTTGCAAAGGGTCTTATGCAAACGATTTCTGCAACATTTAATGCTTATTCATTCCGTGGACATGGAAACATTTTTAACGGATTTGACAACATGTTAGCAGCCCTTAATTACGCTAAGAATCGTTACGGTTCTAACCTAGCTGGATTAGGTGAAGGTCACGGATATGCCCAAGGTGGGATTGTATCAACACATGGTTTGTATGAAGTTGCAGAACAAAATATGCCTGAAATCATCATTCCACTTGACCCTAACAAGAGAACAAGAGCAAATGATTTACTAGAACAAGCGAACCAACGTATTAATGGTAATAATCAGGTCAAAGGACAATCAGCCATTGTGAACGAGGGAGATACGTACACAATTGCAATTAACGTTAGTGCAGATGTTTCAACACAAGGTGTGCAACAAATTGCGCAAGCTGTTGAAGATGTTATGACACGTAAGCAAATGACAAGAAACCGAGCATTCGGTTAATGGAGGTTAGAGACATTGGAAAGAGGAAGTTTCGTATTAGGTCACCAATTAACGAGTGACCAATTAAACGCACGTATTATGAACTACCCAGTAGTTAACGTTGCAGAGAGAAAGGCAACATTGAACAGTAATCCTATTGGTATTGATAGGGCTATTATCTTTGATGATAATGCCTACAACAATCAAACAATCCAATTGATTATGGGGTTTGATGGAAAAGATGCTGATAAAAACATTCAAAAGTTCTTGAGTGTTTTGGATTCAGGGAAATATATGGATTTCCAAATGTATTCAGACAGTGAATACGTTTATCAGGTTGTCAGACAAGCAGTAGGAACTATTGCACGTCCAACTTATTCAGCTGGATATCGTCAATTAACAATCACATTAAGTGCTGCACCGTATAAGTATTTAGCTAATCAAAAACCTGTAACAGTCAACGCAGGTACTTACAACACACTTGTTAACCCAACAAGCTTTGATGCTAAGCCAGTGATTACAGTAACGGGTAAGGGGAATATAGACTTAAACGTAAATGGAAAAGTAACTAACATTAAGAACGTCACTAAGCCAATTACATTGGATAGTGAATTACAAGATGCCTATGTATTAGAAGGAAACACCGTAACTAATGCTAATTCACAAATTAGTGTTGGACCTTTCCCAATCTTAAATTCAGGCAAGAACATAATCAGTGTTAGTTCAGGAACAGCAACAATAGAAACGAGGTACCGCACATTATGATTCCAATTTTATACAAAGATAGTGAAGTAGATTTTTATGATAATGGTTTAGGGGCATTAACTGAATTGTACAACGTAGATGTACAAGAACAACGCAATGGACTATTTACCCTAACAGCCAACTATCCTGTAAACGGTGTTCATTATGATGATATTGAAGTTGGGAAAATTATTTACGCAAAGGCAAATTCAGTTGATGGACCACAAGTATTCCGCATTGTGCATAGCCAACTAGATTTACTTGGTAACTCTCTAAATATTGAAGCAGACCACATTACCTATGACTTAACTCATAACATGATTAAGTCAGTTCATTTAAAGGGTAATGGGCAAGCTGTAATGCGACAATTGCAAGATGCAACAATGTCACCACACATGTTCACTTTTACATCTGATTTAACACACAATGGTGAATCAACGTTAGAATTTGTTAACCCAATGGAAGCTGTTGCTGGAACGCAGGGATCAATTTTACAAATCTGGGGTGGTGAATTAAAGCGTGGGAATAGAACAGTATCAATGTTAACAAGACGTGGACGAGATAACTTCACGTCTTTTCGTTTGGGGAAAAACATTGAAGGACTAAAGTACACGGTTGATACAGCGAACTTGGTCACACGTATTGTCCCAACTGTTAAACAATCTAAAGACGACAAAGAATACTTTATTGCTGGTAAAACTGTGGACAGTAAGAACATTAACCAATACGCAAACATCTACATGAAAAACGTTGATATGAGTGATGTTGTTAGCATTGAAGAAGATGACACAGATTCTATGATTCAAAAGAAGATTGATATTGAAGCCAAGAACTGGTTTACTCAATCAGCTAATGCACACGTTGATTTACCTGATATAACTGTTGAAATTGATGTTGCCAGTTTGCATGATAGTGCAGATTATCAAGAGAAGTTTAGTCGATTAGAGGCTATTGAATTGACTGATACAGTCACTGTATATGTTCCTGAATATGGTATTAATCTTGAAGCTATCGTGAATGAAATTCATTATGATTCAATCGCAGAACGTGTAACCAACATTGTCATTGGGACAAGTAAGACAAGCTTCACAGAAGCCAATCAAAACAAGTTCCAAGAAATGGAAAACAAGATTACGCAGATTCAAAGAGATGTTAATTTTGCAGCCGTTTCAGCAAATGGAAAGAATCGTAACTTCTACACCAACACAGAACCAGACCACCCAGTTACTGGAGACTTATGGT